GAGCGTAAGGGGGAAATCTGTGGGAACTGCCGTTATGCCTACGCAAGAGTGATAAACGGCCAAATCATTTGCTCCCAGATTGAGGGAGATATTGCGTGGGGTGCGTGGTGTAAGTTGTGGAGGGGGCACGGAGGGCAACGGGTTGCTCACCGTTCCTGGCGAGTCCGACTCCGCAAACTACTAGCGCAAGCGACTGCTAGATAACCCCTGCTCTACGCAGCTTGTTCAAGGCTGTATTGCTGAGAGGCGCACCCTCCAACCACTTTGAGTAGAGGTCTTTGACCGTAGGGTTGTGGCGTCCAAACTGCGCGTAGGGCTTGGGAACATAGGGGAAGACGGGTCCGTAGCCTGAACTCAAACCAGGGCTTCCAGGCCAACCGGGCTGCTCGCTGGAGCCGGAGGGCCACTGTCGTCCAAACTTTGCACCCTTGTCATAGGAAGCACGGCGAGCCGCCATGTAACCATCAGTAAACGCTTCGGAGGCCCATCCTCCTGCTTTCAACTTAGGCCAGGGTGCTTGAGCGGAAGTGAGGCCCCGACTGCGAAGATATGTCCAGTGATTAGCACCTTCCTGATACCAATCCTCTTTTGTCTTGCCGCCAAACTGTGAGCCCCCGCCCCACCCAGGCCATTCACGGCTTGCCTGGACCTGACCACCCCACTCTCGCATGGCGAGGTCGCGGCGGTCATTGGGGTAGTCCGTAACGACTGGATGGAGGTCTTGGCGAGCCTCGTAGCCACCACCGTCCTCCAGTGCGTCGTAGTTCCGCATCCGTGCGCCCTTGGGGGCGTAGCGGGGAGCGGAGCCCCGTTCCATGACGGGTTCCTCAATAGCAACCCCGCGTGGACTCCTATGGATAAACTCTTTCATGCACTTGGTGAATGGAAACTCACCAAAGCCAACCGCTGCTTCGGCCTTGCGGCGAGCGGTACGGGTCTTGAGACTTCCCGTCTTGAGAAGCATCCGATATGCCTTGCGGTCGATGGTTTTCTTTTGTGCGGCTGTGAGCAATCCCCGCTCATACATTTGCTGCGCCCGTGCAACGGCATTCTTTGCATGACTTGGGGAATCTACAACACGCCCACCCCTGCGGGTCTTGAGGGGGTACTTCCGTTGTCTGGGAAGGGCAAAAGCACTATCAGGAAGGCTCTTGCGCGTCTTGTACTTCATGCGGGCCATGCGTATCTCCTAGAGGCTGTTGTAACTCTAACTGCAAGGACACCGCAAGTCATTCTCTCGATGCGGGCTTGACACTCAAGGTCTTCCACTCTACTCGCGTGTGCGCGTCAACCAGAGAACGAACAACGGGAAGCCTACCGCACCACTGGAGCACAAAAATCTCATTCGCAGGGTTGACGAACCGCAAGGCCCTCGGTAGGCTCTCTTTGCTGACTTTGGAGAGAGTAGTGGACCCCTCAATTAGTTGTATCTATGCGCCGTCTGGGTACGGCAAGACGCTTGACGCCTTGTACTCCGCGCCTACGGGACTTTTCTTGACCCCTGCCCCTGGTGGGCTGGTTGCTGCGAAGTCCATGCTTGGCGTTGCAGTCCGCGAAGAACGGGTCCAATCCATCCCCCACGCTTGCATGGTCCTCAAGAAAGCAGGGAAGGTGGATGCACTCATTCTGGACGACTTCTCCATTCTTGCGGAGCGGTCCTACCTTGCGCTGGACACTAGCGGGAGTAAAGGGTGGGAAAGCTGGATGGCCTTGCGAAAGGAAATCCTGCATCTACGGGAACTCTGCATTTCAGGCGGCACAACTCTTATCCTCACCGCGCATGAGCAACAACCCAAGTCGGATAATGGTTACTTGTTGCCCGGTGGCCCAAAGATGCCAAGCAAGTATCTGACGAGTGCGTTGCCCCATATTGCAACCCTCGTCCTGCGCGGAGTCAAAGATTCATTCTCTCAATCCCCTGAGTGGATTGGACGCTACAACTGCGACCCCGTAGACACCCGATGGATTACCAAGGACCGTTTCTGTGTGCTGGGGAAGGAAGGCCCGATGAACCTTCGGGAAATCCTTGTACGCGCCTCAGAGGTAGGTCATAGTGTGGCCGTTCCCCGTCGCGCTCCTGGCTTGGAGTGGTTGGACGAAGCTGCGGAGGCAGTCGCGGGGAATATGGCTTCGGGAGGAACACCAACAGATTCAGCGGCAAAGCTGACTGCGGCTGCTAAGGGGTCAGACCCCCGGCACTTGCGGTGGGCGTGGCGCGACGGACTTGCGAGGCATTCGCTTCGCACTCAAGGACATTCTGAACTTTTTGGAATGTTTGTATAAAAACAACTCAAGCAAGCGGGCACTGCTTGAGGGCTGACTTTCACCGCCCAGGAGAAGACTAATGAATCTTCAGTTTGATTTTACGGGCGTCGATGCCCTTTCCGGTTCCGATGGGTATGCGCCCCCGCAGGGTGCATACAAGGCCACTATTACTGAGGCCACTGTCGCGGACTCCAAGTCCGGTAGCGGACAGAACCTCGTTGTTTCGTACAACGTCGTTGAGGGTGAACACACGGGCTCCGGTTGCCGTGCGTGGTTCCCGCTTCCCAACGGAACCGACGCCAAGAAGGACAGCTTCAAGCTCCGCAAGCTCAAGACGCTCTTCCTGGCTATCGGTGCGCCTGCCAACGCCCTCCAGGGTCAGTTCGGCATTGCCATTGACCAGTTGGTTCAGAAGCCGCTGGTCATTTTCGTGAGTGACCGCGATGCCGACGCCATGACTGGCAAGCGCCGTTACGATGCCGACCCGGTGCTGCCTGAGAATGCCTCTTCGGCTCTCTCCGGTGACTGGACCCCCTACGGTGGACGCCGCATGGCAACCACTACTGCTCAGACTGCTATGACCGCAGCACCGCCCACCAACGGTGGTACTGCTCAGAGTGGTTTCAACTTCGGCAGCTTCCAGAGCAACGTCCCGTAAGTTGATTGACCCGTGGCAGGACGCATCCTCCTTTTTACGTCCTGTCCATTCTGAAAGCCCCGAAGTCTTCCTGACAAGGCTTCGGGGCTTTCTATTGGAGAGAAGATGATTGACGATAAGATACTCTCAGCCGTTCAATCTGTAGGCCCCGCAGGGCTTACTTACAAAGAAGCCTCTGAGCTTATTGGTGAACCTCACCTTGGCATTGTCTCAAGTGTTCTCTCCGTCTTATTGCGCGATGGAGTAGTAGGAACGCTGGGCGAACGGGGAGGCTGTACGGTCTTTGTTACTCCAGCCCATGCGACCGGGAACACCGGAAAGGGCCGATGGGGCGAAGATGGAGAAGCCTGGAAAGCCCACGCCGAAACCGCGAAGCTCTCTGATACCCACCTAGCAATCTGTGAGCTACTTGAACAGAACAAGCGCGGCCTTACTGAATCCCATATCACCGACCAGCTAGGAATGAATCGTGGCACAACCATCCCACGGCTCAACGAACTTTGCGCTCAAGGGCATATCAAGGTGGCGGGCAAGGGGCTTTCCCGAAAGGGCACCACTGCCAACCTCTACGTCCTTTCAGGTGCATAGTGTACGACCCGCGAAAGGCTGGAGCAGAGTGTGATACCTGCCCCATGAAGCGTTGGCACGGCAAGAATTGGAACCCAGTTCCGATGCAGCGGGCCAAGGGGAAGGCTAAGGGCTTGTTCCTGGGGGAAGCCCCCGCCAAGCACGAAGTGGAAAAGGGAGCCCCATTTGTAGGGGAGTCAGGAAAGGAACTTCACGCGGCTTTTAGTGAAGTCGGAATCGTTCGCACTCAGTGGCATCTTGACAACGTGATTGCTTGCCGTGCCAACGTCGGCCATGACGGCAAGGATTACTATGATGGAATTGAGTACCGTCTTCGCAAGGAAAAGAAGGCCGGAACTTCCCCTGACCATGAGCAACACCCTGCATGGCACTGCGCCCCGAGACTGGAAAAGTCGCTAGCACTCACTGATAACATCATCACGCTTGGCACAAAGGCCGCACGGGCTGTCCTTCCCGGCAACCCCTCCATCCTCAACATTCGCGGCGGTCCCATAGAACCAATGGTAGTAGGTCGCCGCGTGAAGGTTCTCCCCACTGTCCATCCTGCCTTTGTGCGGAGGGCTCGTAGGTGGCGACGGGTTTTCCAGGCAGACCTTCGGCGGGCACAGAGGTTCTTTGCCGATAACCTGCAATGGAAAGACCCGGTTATCTACTATGAGCCCTCCCCTGACCTTCTACGCTGGTTCCTGTCACAGTCCTCACGCTACTGGTCCTATGACGTTGAGACAGACGCCAAGGAACCCCTGTGGGCGAACCTGCGTTGCATAGGAGTAAGCCGGGACGCTACCGATAAGGAACAGGAGAACGGGTACGAGGATGCGGCAATTATCGTTCCTTTCAAGTTCATCAACGGCCAGGACTACCCAGACGACTACTTCCTGGCTGAATACACCAGCATCTTCCAAGACGTTTTCGTAGATGGGCGCGTGTGGGTAGCCCACAACGGAGGCTGGTATGACCGTCTAGTGGTTGAGAATTGTTTAGGTGTAACTCCTGCCCCCTTGTTCGATTCCATTCTGCTTGCCCGTCTGGTTGCCTCAGAACTCCCGAAATCATTGGGAGTTGTCGGGAGCATCTACACAGACGTTTCATCATGGAAGGCAGACAACGAAGGAAACAAGCTCTCAACCGACGCCAGGAGTGACCAAGAGCTTTGGCATTACAATGCGATGGACTGCGCTGTTACCCACCGCATCTTCGACCCTCTATGGAAAGAGACTCAGGCGCGAGGGCAAGCGGAACCCTGTCCTGCGAGGCCAGAGATTACTCTGTTAGAGCTTGACCACTTCATTCAAGGTGTTTGCGCGGGAATGTCCAAGGTCGGAATGTATATCGACCAACCCGCACAGCGGAAGATGGAGCGGGAACTGGACACTGAGGTAGCTCAGTGTGAAAGCAAGGTCATTGTATTGGCGAAGCGCGGGCCAACTTTCAATCCCGCGTCTACCTATCAAGTAAGGGACTTGCTCTACACCAGCAAGGGATTCAATCTGGAGCCTCTGGGTTACACAAAGACTGGCGACCCTTCGACCGGGAACCCGGTCCTCCGCGAGTACCTAATGAACCCAGGAACGCCTACGGAGGCAGTCGAGTTCATTGACGCTCTCCGAGCCTTCCGAGCCAAGTCCAAGCTGCTGACGACGTTCGTGCGGCCTCTCAAGCCGCGTGAGGATGGAGGGGTGGTAGACCCTGATGGAAGGTTGCGCGTTGCATGGAGTTCCCACATTCCTGTAACCGGACGGCTTGCCTCCTCGCAGCCGATGAACGTCCAGAACTGGCCCAAGGCATTGCGGAAGCTCGTTATCCCGGCTCCCGGCCATGTACTTGTAGGTGCAGACTTTGACCAACTGGAAGGGCGAATATCAGCGGCCCGGTGGGGAATGCAGTCCTATCTCAGTGCATACCGACAGGAAGGCATAGACCCCCACCAGATTACGATGGAGTTCTGTTTCGGTGAGCGGATATGGGGAATGCCCGGTGCGCCCAAAGAGAAGTACCGCAAGAAAGGCCCAGGTTGGGAGATTTCAGGGAAGTTCAATGACCTGAGAAATCTCTGTAAAAATTACCTCTATGGGTCAATCTATGGTGCCGGGAATGAAACGGTCTGGGGGCTTTTGCGGGAAGCAGAGGATGAAGAGGGAAACTTCCTCAACAGAGACTTGAAACTCACTGAGGTTGCGGCCATGAGTCGCCGTTTCCTAGAGAAGTGTCCAGAGCTTCCTAAAGGGTGGGAATCGGAAATCAACTACTTCAATCAGAATCAATGCGGTGTTGAGCCCATTACAGGAAGACGACGAGACTTTCTGGACGGGTTTGAGAAGAACGAAATCGTCAACTTCCCCGTTCAGAGCAGTGCGGCTGCGCTAATGAATCTTGCTACCTACAACGTAGTACGCGGGGGCGTGAGCGCCCACTACTCAGGTCTGGGAACCGGACCCATTCAGCAGGGCCATGACGCCCTGGTGTTGGAGGTTCCGACTGACGAGAGCGAAGAGGTACGAAAGTTCCTTGAAGATTGTATGACACAGGAGTACCCA